CCGGCCATGCGGTGCGCCATTTCCATAATGGGTTTTTCTGTGGTGGCGAAATTATTGCCCAAATCGACCAGCGTAGAACCGATGTTGCTGAACTGGCTCTGGCTGGTGCCCATGATGTTGGCGAACTGGGCGATAGTGGTCGCCGCGTCGCCGGCGTTCAGGTCTTCGCAGGAATTGCCCAGGTCGATCATGACTCGCGTAAAGTCGGAAAGATGCTCGGTAGCGACGCCCAACTGACCGCCGCTGGCCATGACTTCGTTGATCTCGTCCGTGCCCGCCGCAACCTCCGTGGACATTTTCTTCGACGTGGCCGCAAGCTGGTCGAACTGCGCCTCCGTAGCATCTACTGTCTTTCGGACGGACGTGAAGGAGGATTCAAAGTCAATAGAGGACTTGATCGCCGACGTACCCAGTGCCACAATGGGCGTGGTCAGCGTCGTGGAGAGCAGTTTCCCGGCCTTGTTCAGATTCTTGCTGACGTTATCGCAGGATTTGCCGAAGGACTCCAGACTTTTCCCGGTCTTCGTCCATTCGGACTGCGCTGTTTTCAGTTCTTTATTGCAGCGGGCAATGTCTGCCTGCATCTGCTTTACCGCGGCGCGGGCATTGTTGAGCGCAGTCTCCGCATCCTGCACCGCATCGGTGGCCTCGCGGATTTTGTCCGGATCGTTGACCTGCTGCGCCGCCTGCAGCTGTTCTTTTGCGGCGGCCAGCGCCTTTTCATATTCGGCGACCGCCTTCTGCTGCAGCCCCAGCTTTTCCTGAAGCAGCGTCAGCTTCGCAGTCAGCCCTGCGGCGGATTTATCGAAATCCTTCACGCCCGCCGCTGCCAGACGGTAGCTGCTCTCGGCAGTTTTCATCTGCTTGCCGATAGAAGCGATGCTGCACTGACTGGTCTGAATTGCTTCTCCGGCAGACGCCCAGCTGGTGCACGAAAGGGCGAGCTGACGGCTGCACTGGTCGATCTCTGCGGCAGTCTCTTTGACTGCGCCCTTCGCGCCGTTCAGCTTGGTCTGCGCTGCGGAGAATGCGTCCGCCGCGTTCTGCGTAGACTTTTTCAGCGCGACGTTCTGGCCTTCCAGCTTTTTGACTTCCTGAACGGCAGCACGATACTCGCCTTTATAGGCATCCAGATTCGCCTTTGCGGCGATGGTCGCAGAGTCCGTTTCGCCCAGCGTATTCTTATAGTGCTTATACGCCTGTGCGGCGCTGGCCACTTCCGTTTTCAGCTGCTGCTGTTTGTCCTTCGCGTCCGTCAGCCGCTGCGCGTAGTCGTTCTGCCGGGTATAGCACTCCTGCAGCTTGTCGCTGGCCTGCTGAAGCGCGCGCTCGTATTGCCCGACCGCATCTTGCTGCAGCTGAAAAGTACGCTGTAGGGTAGAAAGCTTCGAAGACAACCCCGCCGTGGTCGTCTCAAAATTTTCCACCCCCGCAGAGGCCAGCCGGAACGCCGACTCCGCTTCCTGGATCTGCTTATTGATGGATTTGATATTGCGGGAAAAATTATCGCTGTTCAATGACAGCGATACCACGAGATCGCGGAGCGTCTCGCTCATGCTGGGTCACCTGCCTTTCGGACAAAAGAAAAATGATGTTGCGAACGGCGTCTTTCATCGGCTATTTTCTCTGCTTCCACTTTCAAAAATAGGAATTTTCTCGTGTTTTGAAACTGCCATGCACCAATCAGTGCTTCATCATCGATTCAAATTTTTAGCGATATTTGGGGTTGAATTTATCGGTATATTCGGGTATACTATAGTCGTAGGAGGGATGCAGCATGACGAATATTGTACCGATTTCCGATCTGAAGAACTACAGTGAAGTTCTTCGCAATTGTGACGACGGCTCCACTGTCTATCTGACCAAGAATGGGCGCGGCAAGTACGTGGTGCAGTCTTTGGCCGAGTATGAAAAGCTGCAAGCCGCAGTAAAGCTGCTGGCCGAGCTTTCCCGAGGCGTAGAATCCATTCGCAAGGAAGGCGGGCTGACACTGGACGCGGCGTTTGCCGGTCTGGAGGATTGACCGTGAGCATTATCGTATCGAAAGAAGCCCGCAAAGACCTGGTTCAGATCCGCCAGTACATCTCGGAAGAGCTGTGCAATCCTGACGCGGCCGTGCGAATCATGGAGTTGCTGAAAAAGAGCATCGCCTCTCTGTCAGACTTTCCCGGAAGAGGACGACCTTTGGATGCGCTAATTCCCGTTCACACAGACTATCGATACCTGGTATGCGAAAATTACTGTGTGTTTTATCTCAGCAATGACGGCGATGTAGTCGTTATCCGAATTCTACATCAGCGGCAGGATTGCCTGAGAGCGCTGTTCATTGAGAATTGACCGGCTTCAGCTCTGTCCACACCTCGTCAATGTATCGTTGGCGGGGTTCTTTCTTTTTCTGCTCCTGCCTGGCGTTCCATGCGCGCATCTTCAGAAATCCCGGCATATCCATGCGGTCAATCTCATCCATGCGCCAGCCGGATTCCAAGAGCGAATTGTAGGTGGAATAGATGAATTCAGGCAGCGTCAGAACAGTGGAATCTCTTCCGCCGTTTTCGGCGGACTCGCCGGTTCCTTCGCCGCCTTCGTAGGGAACTGACTGAGAATTTCGGTGGTTTGGGTCTGCACGGCCATCAACGCCAGCGCAATGTCGTGCATCAGGCGATCCACGGGATAGCCATCCAGCACATCGTCCGGACTGAACTGATTCCCGAAAAGCAGACAGAACCAGCGGATCATCACGTCCATCGCGTCGGTGACGCTGATCTGCTGCTCCTGGGGAATCTCTTCGCCCTTTACCGCGGCGTTGGACAGCGCTACGATTTGGGCATACATTTTCGCCGCGGGTTCCATCTCTCGCAGTGCGCGCCCGGAGATGAAATCCACCGCGTATTTCTTATCCTTGAGGGTACAGGTGATCATGACGAGAACCTCCTATTATAATATGAAGGAATCCCCGCGCAGCGTCCTGCCGCGCGGGAAGTGGGAAGCAGTGAGAGGTAGATCAGCCACCCGTCGCAAAGACCGGCTCGTACACGCTCTGCAGGAACGTCGCACCCTTCGCCGCGGTAAAGCCGTTTTCGTCCTCGTCCGCAACCGCCTGATACTGATTATCATGGGTTCGGCGAATGGCTGTCCATTCGACTTCGCCGGTCTGGCGGGTGATGGACTTGCCTTCCTTCGTAGCATAGTTTTCGGTCACAGGCTTGGCGCGCACCTTGTACAGCCAGACGTAACGATACTTGTGATTCGCCTTCTCGCTCTTGAACCCCACCGCGAAATAGGGCGGCTTGTCGGTGGAAGAGCGGATGAGCACGCCATTGGAGTCGATTTTGTTGGCGAAGATCATCTCCTGAATGATCAGGGGCAGATCAGCCAGCTTCGTTTTAAACGACAGTTCGGGATCGGGATACAGAACGTCGCCTTCCTGATCGTCGAAATATTGTACATCCGGATCGGCGTTCTGAGGCGTGATGGACGCCTCGATTGCGCCGGCGACCAGCTGAAGTTCACCGTAGGTCAGCGTCTCCTCGGTATCCACCGTAAGCGGCGCAATGACCATGTTTTTAAGACCCACCGTAGAGCTTACGGCAGGCGAAGCAGCGGGATTGGGCATAGGTTTGTCCTCCTCGTATTTATTTCAGTAATTCATCCTTGAGAATATTCTTCATAATCTGGTACGCCTCGTCCTTGCGCACGTCAAAGGCCGGGCGCACGAAGGGATGCGCCGGAGCGGGCGCAGGGCCGCCGTGGCCTTTCTCGACCGAGTTTGCATAGTACGCGCCCTTTTCGGAATGCTTCACGCCGATGGTGATGTACTTACCGCCGCTGCGGGATCTGCGTACATTGTGGGTACGGATAGAACCGTGCAGCGCACCGGTGATAATTTGAGGATCGGACGAAGCGTTGTGGAGCATCTGCTCCTCAATGGGCTTTGCGCCTTCCTGCAGCGCCCGGTTCACACCCTGCCCGAACTCCAGATTGGACGCCATGTTGGTCAGGTCATCCTTCAGGTTATCAAAGCCCTGCAGTTCCATTGGCATTTACCGTACCTCCAAAAAAACAGGCAGAGAAAAACCGCATGATACACGACGTATCCATGCGGCGAATTGATAAGAGAATTTGTTATGAACGTTGGGATTGAGGCAAAAGCGTTTCCTGCCCATTGAGCGCCGCCAGGTCTTCTGCGGCAGCGACCTGCATCGTTTTCAGCTGTGCAATGCGCTTTTCATCCGCATAATGGGTGGCGTATCGGCGTTCAATTTCCGCATCGCCGCTTCTGCTGAAGCGCAGCGGGAGCACGGTTCTGCGTCCCTGGCCTTTCTTTTTGACGCCCCAGCGCTTGTAATAGCAGAAGGACGGCTTCAGGCTCTGCGCCTTTGCACAGGCGTACATTTCGCGCAGCACGGCGGACAGCTTGCTGAGATTCATTGAACAGACGCGCTCCAACGTATCCGCACGCCCAAATCTCCAGTCTTCATAATTTTTCTTCGACAGTGCGCCGATGTCCATCAGCACGTCTACCGGGGCAGCATATCCGCGCATATGGCACTGGCGAAACATCGACTCGCGAACCCTGGCACGCAATTCTTCATCGTTCACAGCACTGCTTCCTCCCATTTTCCTATAGCTGTACTATATCATTCGGCGGTAAAGGTATCAAGATTTTTTCTTCAACTGATCTCATTTTACAATGCCTCCTGCCAGTAGACCCAGGTCCACTGCACGGTATAGGTGCGGGTGGCGGGGTCGTAGGCGGGCTGATTGTACCCCTTATCGCTCTCTTCCAGCATCCAGAAATCCGCGTCGTACATCGCCTGCCGGATGCGATTCGCCATGTCGGTGGGATCGATATCGCTCCACAGGTTCAGATAGATATAGGTGCGGTATCCCGCAGGGCGGTCGTCCTGAAAGGCCGTCTCTGTGGTAGTGCTGGAATAGACCACATATTGCAGCGGCGGATTCTGATTTTCGGACGTGGCGCGCCAGATGCCGGCGATAACGGGGATGCCGATGTCTTTGAGCGCTTCCTGTACCTGACGCATTACCCGCTTACCCCCTTCGCAATGGACGCTTTCAGACCGAGATACGTTTTCTTGAATGAATACTCGCCCAGCGTGGAGATGATCCACTTCTCATCCTGAAATTTCACCCACATGCCAGGCTTCACGTCCTTGCGATAGCGGATGGTGAAGTTGATGACCTGTTCGGTATTCATTACGTCCGCAGCCCGATAATGCTGGTTGCCCGCATCGACGGCACTGGCCCATACGCGGCAGAGCACCACGTCCTTCGGTTCAGGATAGCCGTTTTCATTGATCGCGTTCTCGGTATAGCCGATCTCCACCAGATGGCACAGATCCCCGGGATGGGGCGTGCCCTCGAAGTTTTTATAGCCGCGCATGAACCGTCACCTCCTTTGCGAAGCACAACATATTCACACGTTCCACAGGCTTATCCACAATATGCTGTGCTTTACTGCTTGCCTCAGAACATCTTCTCCGGATCGCGATAGGGATACAGCAGACTGTCAAACGCCATCCGCATGGCCTTGTAGGTGGTCATGTCGGGGATATCCCGGTTCTCATAGTAGAATCCCACCATGAGCAAAACAGCCAGCCGCACAGGTTCAGGCGCGGGATCGGAAAACTGCGTTCGGCAGTAATCCTCCGCCGCGGCTTGCGCCTGCGCGATCAGGCTGGCCAGGTAGCCGTCCTCTTCATCGCATTGAATGCGGAGATGCGTTTTCACCTCATCCACGGTAACGATCATCGACGCCGCCTCACTTGCTGTTGACCATCAGGCCGCAGCTGCGCAGCGCCGCCAGCAGGGCGTTGAAATCATCCTTCAGCGCGGCGATGGTGGTCGCTTCGCTATCGGCAATATAGGCAATCTGCGAAGCCGGTTCTGACTGACCAAACAGATCGTCGCCGCCCTCGATGGTCGCACCGGGCAGGAAGGTGAGCTTTCCGCCAATGACCAGCTCATTGCCGCCTTGCGCAAAATAGTTGTGGGTGTTGCGGGTAACGTCCGCAACGGGTTCAGCTTTCATCATGCCTTTTTCCCTCCGCTTCTTACGCCTTCATGGCGAGGCACTTCAGACCCTCGCTCTGCACCAGACGGCCGTCCACGCGCTGAGTTGCGCGAAAGCCAATCTGACCGGTCGCGGCGTACAGCTCGTTGAGGCGTTGGAACGAACGGCCCTGACGATCCGCGATCCAGTAGGACGAGAAATCGCCGAACAGCACGGGCTTCGCGCCGCTGGCCACTTCAGGCATATAGGCCGAAGTCACCAGACGATAGCTGAACAGCTTGTCCGGCTGGCCTTCCTTCAGGCCGGGCTGCCAGAGATACTGACCGTTGCCGTCCTTCAGCCTGCGGAGGTTTTTGACCGTGCTGTCGTTCAGCAGGAAGACCGCCTTTTTGCGATAGCCGGACTTCACAGAATGGATCAGGTCGATGATCTCGTCTGCCGTGATCGCCGCGCCGGCCGTGGTCACGCCGGTGGCCGCGCCGCTGACGCTGTGAAGCAGACCGGTGGGCTTCGCCGTACCGTTGCCATTGATGAACGCGTCCTCCTCGGCCGCGCCGATGCGGCGGGCGAACTCGGAAGCGATGTAACTCTCCACGTCGAACACGGAGTCCTGCAGCAGTTCGTCGGACACCTTGATCATGGTCGCCACCTTGTGCGCGCCGATGGAGATCTGACCAAAAGCGTCGTCGGATTCAGGGATCTGACCTTCCTCTTCCACCCAGCTGGCGGTTCCGTGGCTGGCGACGATGGGAATTTTGCGGTCGCCGGATTCCGTGCGGATGATGGTGCACAGACTGCGCAGCTGATTTTCCTCGGTCAGCGCCTGCACCAGCGTGTGCTCGTACTCATCCGGGCAAAGAAAACCTCCCTCCGAATCGGTGCCGATCTGAAGGGCGTTGCGCACCTGGAAATGTTCGCCGCGGTTGCGGATCATGTTCCAGAAGGCCAGCTTGTATTCATCCGACGCGCGGCCGGTTCGACCGCCGGGCCTCTTTTCGGGACGGGACGCCAGCGGCTGACGAACGGGTTCGTTCATCTCGCGGTCCATCTGCTCCGCACGCTCCATGCGGTCGATGGTATGGCCGAGGTCGACCACTTCCTGTTCCATGCGCTCATACTGCTGGGAATCCTCGGCGCTCATCACGCCGCTTTCATTGGTGCGCTCATCCAGAAAGGCCCTGGCCTTATCCCAGACCTCGGCGCGCTTCTGGCGCATTTCAAGAATTTTGCTCATGTT